TAAATCGGTGACGCTAAGTTCTTCAGTAATCTTCCAAGCATTGCGCCACTCACGTGAGCCGGGAAGCTGTTCTTTACGGCAGATAACCATCTTTGGTTTGTTGCCTTGATTCCAGTTTTGCCATACAGATGCAGGGCAGTCTTTCATAATTAAGTATTCAATAGCTTGTTCTTCGGTTAAAGCATCAATAGGCTTGGTGTCATGTAACAGGTAGCCACGAGTATGCTTCGTGAAGTCTGGTTGTGCTTCATCTTTTGCTAGTTCCCAATACACTTCGACAGGAGGCAGGATACCGCCTTGTAGCGCACACGCCATCCAGTTAGGGTCAGGAACCAGTATCTTTGCACATTCATCCACATTGTCCTCATAGACTACACGATAGTCAGACTGATGACCTTCTAGGTTTTCCTTTGCCCAACATAGTCGGTCAAATAGGTGTGTGCCTTGAAACTCAGGTGTCTGCATTATGCTAGGTCTCCCATAACAGCAGTGAAAACGCTATCTGAATCAGCAAAAGCACTACCAGCGTAGTTAAATGATTGAATAGTGTATTGACCAGAAACAGATTCTTCTTGCCTACAGCTAACAATGGCATCATTTGCTCTTGCACCATTGGTCAGCACAGCATAGTTTGCACTGCTCATATCATTATTTATATTTATTTGATATTTTCCAGTAGATACATCAGTTACACTAGACACGTTTAATGAATCTCTTGGAGAAGCACCTGCGTTAATATTAGACCAAGATTTTGCGCTACCTTCTACAACGTACTGCGTATCAACCGACCCTGCGGTGCTGTGTTCTAGGGTATCTGCTTTGATTTTACCTAGTGCCATTATTCAGCCTCCAACGCTGTGAGTCGTGTCTCAATGTCAGCAAGTCGCTGTTCTGTTGCCGCACCCACGAAAGCTAGTAGTTCTGGATAGCGGATGCCCATTCGTGTGCGTTGTGTTGCGCCATCTGGTGCTTCATCTGCTGTTTCATAAGTGTCGATGCGGGTGTATGCGTCTTTGGCTTCTACAGCTTCGGTAGTTACATTCCCATCTTCGTCAGTTACTTCATCTACAGCCTCAACAGCAGGAACGTCTGTGCTGGTTTCCCACCAAGTGTCACTACACCAGAAAGCATAGTCAGCCGCATCCAGCCCAGTGTTGCTCAAAGCGGTCTGTACTTCCTGCGCAATCACGCCTGTGTGGATACGTGCATCGTCACCTTTAGCTTCAACTTTATCGTTCCACTTAAAGGTCTTGAACAATGCGCTGATAGCCTTTGCCGCAGTAATCTCTGCCGTAGTAAGGCTGGCAATCTGTTGCTTTTCGTTTTGGTCAGATGTTTGGATAGAGCCGTTGGTGGCGTAGATGTCATCGAAACGTGCGGATGATGTACCTAAGTCTATAGCGTTGTCTCGACTTGCTCCACCTGCATCCGCAGGTAAAATAGCGTTAGCCCCAGAGTGAAATCTTAGGTTTGTATTTCCTACACCTATAAAAATATAACTGTTATTAACCCCAATAGACCCTACATGCGACCCATCTTTGTAAAACATTTGAATACGGCCATCACTTGAAAGTCGGTTCAACTCAAGTGTTGCATCACCGCTTCTTGTAAACTGCGCTACGTCAGCATCTCCACGTAGAGATAGTCCAGCGTTGCCTATTCCTGTAGTCGTTTTACCAACGTGCAGATTTCCTGACGTATCAACACGCATCCGTTCAATATCAGCAGTACCAAATAGTAAAGGCACAGAGCCTGTTGTTTGTAATTGACCGCCTGTACTACTATGAATAAGAACTGTTCTTCCTGCGCCACCATCACTTCTGTCAACGCTGAGTTGTGCATTAGAACCAGAGGTTACTACGCTTAGATGGTCGGGCGGTGACGTAGTGCCAATGCCCACAAAACCTGATGCAATAATCGTGTCACCAGTGCCATCAGGGTCAATCGTGATGTCGTTGTTACTAGCAAGACTGCTGATTTTATTTGTCTTTACTTCACTCATGCTAGGTCTCCGTGTTGTATTACATAAACAAAATTTCTATCGCCTTTTGTATTTGAACCTGAATATATTTCGTGGCGAGTTGAAGTTGTGTTTACGGCTACACAAGATGTAAAAGAATTAGCTGGGTCTGTTACGCTATTACCATTACTGCCCACAGGAGCCATATTATTAGTGCTATCAAACGCATTAGATAAAGTTATGGTATATTCACCTGAAGCGTGGTCGGTAAACCCACTTACGTTAAGTGACCCACGGGCTGATATAGTACCTGCTGAACCATCAAAATTAACCCAACCTTTAGCCGCACTCTGCTTCGTCAGCGTAGCCGCACCACCGCCTGTACTCTGAATGGTATCTGCTTTTAATGTACTCATAGCGTCACCAATGTCCCACCGCTTTCAACGGTTAATGTAACACCACTAGCCACAGTAAACGGACCAGTTACATTGGCGTTCTCTGTAGCAAGGATGGTTGTATCTGCTGTAAGGGTTTGTGCGTTAGTACGGAACAAACCACCTGCCTTAAAGTTGCCTTTGTTCTCAGCGGCTGGTGTAATCGTACCCGCTTGTGGAGCAAGGTAATTCACAAAGATATTACCAGTGCCAGAGGAAGGGGCGGCAGTAAATGTTAGTGTAGTGCCATCAGGAATAGTGTAGGCGGCAGTGTCTTGTACAACACCGTCAACTGATACCAGCACATCTTGCACAGAAGATACTGTAGTAGTCAGCGTAAATGTGGTATCACTACCGTCACCATTAAAGCGTTGTACAGCTTTAGTGGCTTGATAACTACCCGGAACTTTTTGACCAATATACGGCATACTTTATTCCTTATGAACTAATAGTATCGACTACGGAAACCCAAACATCTGCGCTGCTTGCGGTATCACTCTGTACCTTGAGTACATCACTTGCTTGCATTACAACCTTTGCACCACCATCTAGTACCTGCAAGGCTGAACCTACAGGGATAGGTGCATCTTTAATAATGTAGTAGTCGTTAGACCCATCATTAATAAACACATCCATTAGAATCTGTGTTGTTGTAACATTAGCAATATTGATACCAATAAGCGCATCATCAGAGTTGGCTGTACGCATTGTTACTGCGCTTGTACCAACATTCCTTGCAATGTTTCTTTCAAAATCCTGTGCCATTTCATCTCCTAATTAAGATAAGTATAATTATACCATACTTTTACTTGTTTGTCAAGTGCTAAAGTGCAATTGCCATAGCTACTGCAAAGCCAGCAGTTGCACCTGTTGCTGGTAGATTAGTTAACTGCGAACCATCTACTGCTGGTAGTCTTGCAGAACCATCTAGTTGTACTGCATTATTTGCTGATGTACCTGCTGTAAGTACTGCAGCAGAACCTAGACCTAATGTACTACGTTGTGCCGCTGCATCAGCATCATCCAACAAGGCTTTACCTGCGGCAGTTAAGTCATAAGTTCCTGCAGTTCCTGAACCTGTAAACTCAATACCTTTATTTGCTGCAGATGTTAAACCTGCTAGTGCTTGTAACTCTGCATCTAGTCTTGCGTTAGCTACTGTACCAGTAAGCTGTGATGCATCAATGCTTTTGTTAGTAAGTGTCTGTGTACCAGACAGTGTGGCTACTGTAGCATCAATAGTAATCTCATCAGCATTAGCAGTAATACCTGTACCACCGATAACATTAAGAGTAACATCACCTGATGTACCACCACCTGTCATACCTGAACCAGCTACTACAGAAGTAATATCACCTGTAGGTACTGTAGCTACTTGTGTATCTACGTATGCTTTGATTGATTGCTGTGTTGCTAAGTGACTAGCACTGTCAGAAGACATATCGTCTTCATCTTTAATTGAAGTTCCACTTATTGTACTATTCAGCACTGGACTTGTCAAGGTTTTATTTGTTAAAGTTTGTGACCCTGTTAGTGTAGCTACAGTGCTGTCAATAGCCACAGTCATTGTCTGTGCTGAACCTGTAGTGTCAATACCTGTACCACCAGTAAATGTCAGTGACTGACTGTCTAAGTCTACGTTCTGTGCGCCACCACTGTCACCTGAGAAGTCTAAGTCCTGTGCAGTTACCTGTGCATCTACGTAAGTCTTAATAGCTTTAGCAGATGCCAGTGTAGTATCTGTAGCAGCTACGCTAGACAGGTCAGTATCAAG